CCAGAACGTGACGTCATACTTTCCTTGCTCGATGCGCGACAGGTGTGTCCTTCCTATTCCTGCCTTGTCTGCCAACTGGTCCTGGCTCAGTCCTGCCAGCTTCCTGAGTGCTGTTATGCGCTGTCCCATCCGCTGGTTGACTGCTTGCTTCTTTGCTTGCTTCTGTTCGTCTGTCATATTTCCGTAAATATATTAAATTGTTTGAGTAATTTCTTGCAGTCGGCCTTCGTTGGCTCAATATCCCAAGGGTCTTCAATCTCAGCTTCACGGTGTTCACTGATGATTTGCTCCAGTTCCTTGATACGTGCAGCTTGTCTTCGATTCACTTCCATAGCAGCTTCTAAGAGGTCGCGCAGGTGATTCGCTGTCGCGTCATCGTTACGATAAACGATTTTCTCCCTGTCGCGGTATTTCCATTTTACCACATCTTTCTCTACTACGCGGTCACGATATACTACACGGTCACGATAGATGATACTTGCCTGTGCATGTTGTTTGCCTTTATCATAGTGTATGCCACCATTCTGATGTAGATCGTCAACACGTCCGTAGTTGTATATCACGCCTCCGTTCATGTGTAAGTCCTCGATGTGTCCGTTGACGTAAACAATACCGCCTGCTATGTGGAGGTCTTCTATCTGTCCGTTGATTGTCCTTGTATCCATTTTCTCTTTTGCCGTTTATGGTCTGCGCGAACCTTTTAAATTGTTATTATTAAAATGTGGGGAGGGTTGCCCTCCCCGTTGTGTTTTTAGCCTATGAACAATCCATGCTTTGCCTGCTCTTCGAGGTTGCAGAAGTCTATCTTTGCCTGACGCATCTTTGAGATTCTACGCTGGCGACGCTTCTCTGTATTGTCTTCCATGACGTCCTTCATGCACTTATTGATGATTGACATGATTTCCTTCTCTGATACCTCGATGCACTTGTTATTTACATTGAATGTTGCCATTGTCTTTCTGCCGCTTATCCGTTGCCGCCGGTTCTAAATTGTTGTTGTTTAATGTTTACGGTGCAAAGATAATGGGTTTGCCTGATATGTGCAAGTAATTACACGTTTTTCTTGCCGAAATGTGCAATATTTAACACTATTTAAGCGAATAATGTGTATTTTATTACACTTTTTAAAGGCTTTTCGTGTAAGTTCATGTTCAAACAAAAGGTGACCTTTTACTCTCCAAAAGGCCACCTTTTACCCGCTAAAACGTCACCTTTTGCAAGGTAAAAGCATAGGTTTTGCTATTCAATCTCTATGGTTTTACCGCCTGTGCGTTCAAGGTCAATCAGGCATTGCCCCAGCTTGCGCATCTGACGATCAGACTCCAGGGTGATACATGTTCTCATATCACCGTCCTCAACATAGGCCATTACGTGGTCATGTTCATAGTGTTTTGTTACTTTCATTTTACCAACGTTTTTACTATGGGTTTAACTTGAAAAAGTGAGGACGACGGGGTATCATGCCGCCGTCCTCTGGGTAGGGACTACCCGAACAGTGTGGGCTGGTGACTTTCCACTTCGATGTTGCGGCAGTTCTTGATGGCTTCGTTGAAGTAGGATTCTTTCAGTTCGAAGCCGATGCCGTAGCGTCCCGTCTTGATGGCGGTATATACTTCCGAACCGATGCCGAGGAACGGGGTGATCACGGTGTCACCCTCGTTAGTCCACAGGCGGATGGCTCGCTCGATTGTGTCGAGTTGCAGGGGGCATATGTGCTTCTCGTCGTTGGAGTCACGACCGGCGGCAGCGTTGAGCGTGTTGCCGTAGTCGATGTCCATCCACACGGGCGATGCCCACTTCTGCCAGGTGTCAACGCTGATGTCACAATGCACGGGGTGGTCGTGTTCGCCCTCCTTGCGGAACACCATGAGATAGTCGGGGATGCCTACGCGACTCATGGCTGCGTCTTTCTTCACCTGCTTGTGTAGGAGTCCGAGAGCCTTGGTGCGCTGCATCTCGGTGACGGGGTTCTTCCAGATGGTGACGCGGCTGTGGTAGATGAATCCAACCTCCTCGAAGGCTTGGAGTATCATGCCGGAGAAGTCGCGCAAACCGATGAAACCCTCTTTGCCCTTCTGAATAGGCAAATCCATGCAATGCACGGCGATGTTACGACCGGGCCACAATACGCGGTAGAGTTCGCCTACAAGGAACTTAAAAGCCTTGAAAAACTCGTTGTAATCTTTCGAGTTACCCATGTCTTCGAGTTTGTCTGAGTAGGTGTAAAGCTCAGCGAAGGGAGGCGAGAAGATACTAAAGCCCACTGACTCGTCGGGCACTTCCTGAATGAGTTGCACACAGTCACCAAGCTTGATATGGCAGTAGTCGCTTTGATATTCGTTCTTTACTTCCATGCGTTGCAGTTGTATTTGGTTCTTGATGTTACGGTTCATCGCCACCGTCATAGCGGATTGCATTTCGCGGAAGGCTGCTTGTTTCTTGTCGAAAGCATCCTTCACATTTTGCATCGTATCGGTGGTGATGAGATAGATGTTCACTTGCTCCGTCTGTCCGAATCGGTAGGAACGGCGGATGCCCTGATAGGTGGCTTCAAAGGAGAAGTCCAACGAGGCATATATCTGGTTGTGGCAGTTCTGATAGTTCAGTCCGAATTGTGCTATCTTCAGTTTGGTGATAAGCACGCGGAACTCTCCACGACCGAAGCCCATCAGCATATCCTTCTTAAACTGCTTGGAGTCACTACCTTTCACCTCGATAGCGTCAGGCAACAGCGAGCGAAGGTATTTGCCTTCGTCGTCGTGACCAATCCAGATGATGAAGTTTTCATCGGGTCGGGCGTTCACTATTTCGGCCACGCGGTCGAGTCTTATCTGGTAGGTCTCGCGCAGTTCCTTGTGGTATTCGGTGGCACTCACGGCGGTAGTGTTGAACAGCATGCCGTTGTCGCGCTTCGGTGTAACCACAATATCTTGCACCACGTTCAGCGGTGGCAGGTCGTAGCCATCGTCGTCATATCCGATGTCTGATGGCTTATTCAGCATCACCGCCCACGTCGATACGAAGTCCCAGAACATTTGTTTGGCGTGTCCTTTCAGCCGCCAGTCGCTCGTAGAACCACCATCATGCACGAAGTACATAGCAAGCATTTCGGTGCGGCTCATCACGTCGAGAAACTCCGAATGGTTGCAAATCTCAGTGGTATCGTTAGGCGAAGGTGTGGCGGTACAGGCCAACTTATATGGAGTATTACGAAACTCATCTATCAGTGCCGTGCGCGTTTTTCCCTGAAAGTTCTTCAGAATAGAACTTTCGTCGAGCACCACACCGCCAAACAAATAGGAGTCTATATTCTCCATGTTGTCATAGTTGGTGATGTATATGCCGGTTTCGAGGTCTTGGTCGAAAACCGTCAAACCTAACTCTGTCACCACGTATCCAAACTTCTCGCCCTCTTTGATGGTCTGACTGATGACCGCCAAAGGCGCAAGTATGAGGACCGGCTTGTCTATCTTCTCACAAACCTTTTGCGCCCACTCTAACTGCTGAATGGTCTTACCCAGCCCGCAGTCCTCGAAGAGTGCGAACTTGCCAACGGCCAAAGCTCGCTTCACGCAATACTTTTGGAATGGGAACAGCGCAGGGTTCAAATCCTCGTCGTTCACTACAAATCCACTTTCCACTCTCTGCTGTTTCTTCTGGTCGAGAAACTCTTGATACTCTTTTTTCTGTTCGGTTGTCATAGTCCCTAATATTTGATTTAACTTGCTTTTGCTGGATAGCCATTGCTCATCCATCTGTAATACCTATCCCACAACTCCACTACTTTTTTATAGTGCATCCCCGTGGGGTTCATGTTGTGGTCTTGGAGAATCTGAAAGAACTCATTCCAATTATCATAGTTTGCTTCAAATAGCACTTTGTCTGATGATCGGGCTTGTCTTGGATGGACTATCTCAATAAGATTGCTTTTCCATCGCTTACAGATGTAGTAATACTTTTCCGATTTCATAGTTCTATTTCTTGAATGTTGAAATTGTCGCCTGTTGCTCTATTTACAGGTTTTTCGTACCTGCCATATTCGTATTATACCTCTCGTTTATATCTATTCCAAGCTCTGCTGCTTTCGCCTTCATCATTTCGATGTTCTTCCAAGGATTTATGTGTACCTCTTTGTGGCATCGGTGGCAAAGCATGATACCGTTGCGTATCGACTTTCCAAGTTCCGG